GCCGTCCTCAATCAATACCATATTTATCGCCGATCTTTAAGCCCTTTCTTTATCTCTTTTTCTTTCGCCACCAAAGATCGAAACAAACTCTCTTAACCCCGATTGCCCAAAGAAAAACCAATAGCAACCCCAACAAGAGCTCAATCATTTGTTGTACTCGCAATGCTGAAAGATGATATTTGCAATGTTTCTTGAGAGGGCATCAAGATCGATAAAGTCATAATCGGGCTTAATACTATTAAACCGACTAACAAAAGCGCATCCCATCTCCCCACACGCACCCTCTTTCTTGGGAGTATTCCAAGAAAGAATTACAGGTAATGCTTTTGAGTCATCGGCAGGGGCAATGATTTCATTTAAAATCTTGGATAAATCATTGTAGTTAGTTTTGAAAAAATCAAATTGATCAATCTTATCACCCATGACTTGCCTGAATTTTATGACAAATTCAAAGAGGCCTAGACTAAGGTTTTCAGGAAAGTCATAAGGCGATTGCTTTACGGCCCAATAAGCAAGGGCCCCGACAACTTCACTAACCGAGATATAAAAAATTGTATCTTGATCCCATGCCGGAAAGTTAATTACTTTTTTTCGAGCACCAACTTTCCCGCCCTTTTTGAATGGCCACATAATTTACTTTACCCCTGGAATAGCTTGAGGCTTTTCTCTTTTCACTTTTTCGATATGCTCATGGATCTCATGAGTGGTCATTGCTCTTGCGGTAAGGAGCTCTCCCTCATAGTAATACTTAACTTCATTGTTCTTATAATTGTACTCTGCTTTCACGGCGACCTTGCGTGGCTCCTCACCATCTCTGATAAAACACATCACTGTTCTTATATCTCTTTTTTTATTATCGATCTTACCTTTCCAATGTTTTTTCTCGTAGGTAAATTTGTCCTCGAGATCGGCGAGATCCGTTGTCATTGAAGAAACCTTAATGCCAAAGTCGGCGATCTCCTCTCTCGTAAGTTTAAACGGGTGAGTGATTTCAGTGTCAATTATTTCTACATCGTTAACGCTCATTGAAAATCCTTTACTAAAGTTGAGTAGTTTTTTAAGCAGATATCAAAACTCATTCGATCGATCTCATTGGCAGTTAAACTTTGAGATACCGACCGGTCGTAATACTCCCAGGATTGGGCGGCAATACAATTCTCGAAACGTAGTTTGCATTCATCCTGGGTGAAATCGTTTTGGTATGTGCAAACAAGTAGGATAAAACTTATGATCTCGCTCATGGTTACTTAATCCCAAGCTTGTCGGCAAGGTTGATGATCGTATTCCTACCGTTAGGATCGTTAAGAAAGCCACCAAAGCCCGAGAATAGCATTTTGATAATCTCATGGTTAGTTTGGGTGAGCTCGCACTCGACCTCTTGCATACCGTACTCATTGGCCTTTGTTTGATCCATTTGAGCAGGTTGTTCGGGGATAAGGGCATCGATAACCTTTGCGGTTTTGTCGATTAACCGGATATCTTTAATACCATACCCTCTATTCGTACGGGTGTTGAGTACGTCACGAAGTAGTAAGAGCTCAACTACTAGAAACTTAAATTTACCATCAAACATTTTTTCATTCCCCTTTTTCATGTTTAAAACATCGGCGTTCATTTTCGATCCTTTAATTTATTATGAGATAAGTTTATCAATAAAGTTTTGTGCGGCCTCGTTTGCTATCCTTTCAATATCCTCGTCGTTCACGTATTCGGTTGTTGAAACATTATTCTTTTCGCAAGAATCAATGAAATATTTTGCTATTGTATCAATCCATACTTTTCGATACCCGGAATCATTTCGCAAATTAGCTAATAACTCTCTCCTAACTAAGATCATTTCAAAACCCTCTCTCCCTGGGCGTTAAACATCGGCAAGTCGTCCGTTGACTTTGGTTTACTCACTGGTTGCAAATTTGCGGAGTGCTCAAGAATCTCAAGCCTCTTTTGGAAAATAATATTGAGTTTGTTTTGCAAGTCGATTGTTGACTCTATTTTTGAGATATACCAAAGGCAAAAGAGATCGCCCTTGGTTAGCTTATCCTCGGGATATCTTTTTTTGAAATCTTGTAATTTATCGTTAAACCTTTCTTTGATCTCCTCTAGTTTGTCGGTCATACTACCGCCTCACCGATCGCATCGGTCTTTTGATCCTGGGGAGGTAGCTCAAGAGATTTGTTGGGCTTAAATCGTTTGAGGGTTTTTCTGATAAACAATACTCGATCGTTTAACATTTCCAATTCCATTTCAAGGCCCTTAACGGTTGCCTCTACGCCGGCATTTAAAACATTCTCTACAATATGCTCAAGCCAATCCGCTCTCCTGTTTGAGGTTGCTATTTGGTTGGCCATTCTTTCATTCGTTTCATTGGTCATGTTAACCCTCGTACTCGTTTTGAAATGTGAATATTGAAAACTTAAATCCTAATTTATCCATACAGTCGGAAACTGAAAACGTGAAAAATGCTTTGTTGCCGGTACGATCTCTCACGTCCTCGAGGAAACGGATTTGCTCTTGTAAGTGCGACTCACGTTTGTTCTTTGGAATGCAATCACGGAGGCGGTCGTAATGTTTCATTACAAATTTATATTCGGCCTCTGTTTTAATCTCGATCCATGCCGAGGTTGATTTATACAAGAAAACAATATCGGCAACACCTCGAGGACAAAACCGATTTGATTGGCGAATGGGCACTTCGCGCCCGTTGATAACTCTGATTATAGGGTTATTACGAAAGCGAAGTACCCGCCCGCCGGGGAGGGATTCAAGCGCCATCATGACCGCGCTTTGAATATTTGTCTCTGATAATTTATGTTGATAAAGCTTCTTGTTATTCATTCGACGAATTTATCATTCGATTCTCATAAACGTCAATCAATGATTTATCAATCGCAGAAAACAATTTTTGCATCCCTCTTGTTTGATATTCCGGCAATGATTTAGTTGGTGTGACTTTTCTTTCTTTCATCGCAAGCACCGTTTTGCAAATATCTCTCAACTGAGCTCGCACGGTCGGGAGTGCATCGATCTCCGTTGCACATAAAGTATTCCATCCTCCAAATCTTTCAATTGCAAATGTTGCCTCGGGGCCTAAGCTTACGCATACCTCTGCAAAATTAGCGTACCCAAATTGCCTAATGGCATCCAATATTGCGCCCGCCATTTCGTTAGCTTGATCCTTAGGATCCTCTATTGGTGTTACCATCCTCCTAATCTGTGCAACCATTGGAAAACGATCAAAGGTTTTTATGCTTTGGCGAACAACTTTTATCACTTCATGGAAAGGCAAGTCCTCAAGATTTTCAACGTAAGCAATTGCAACCTCGGTTTTTAACTCACGGTCAAAAAGGCTGGCCATGATTACGATCTCTTTGAATAGTTTTTCTTTTTCCTCAACTTTCATTTGTTCGCCTCCCTCATAGCAGTATAAGGATTTTCATTAAAGGTTTTCGAATTGTTTATTTCAACGCGTGAATATTTTTGCGCTTTTGATTTAAAATAATTTCCCTCCAAAACTTTAACAATGCTACTTGGTTTTATGGCCCAATCAAAAGATGCCGTCCAATTGCCCCCTGTAAGGCCCAGGAGAAACTCGGAATTATAAAGGCTACCAAAGTATGCCTCCCACTCTCCGAGCTCTTTAAAATGGCTCTTACTCGATTCCTGTATGGCTTTAATCCTCTTAGGGTTGAGACCCATGGCCTTAGGGAGGAGATTATTTTTTGTCTCGTTTACTTTATTCCATAGCAGCATGACTTCGTATTCTTGAGTTACAACCTCGGGCGGTTTCCTTTTTGGTTTCGGAGGGGTTGAATCTTGCGGAGTATCAGGAGGATGATTTTCATCAATCGACGTATATGTATTATTTAATAGTTTATTATCTGTTTGTTTATATCTGCTGTTTATATCTGGTATTGGTCTGCCCGTAGGGGCAGATGGTGTGCCCGTGGAGGCAGATGCATCTGCCCCTAGGGGCAGATCGATGTGCCCGTAGGGGCAGATCGGAGTTTCCTGATATTCATCAACCTTTGTCCAATCCTCGTTAATAGAGTACCAAAATGTTCGGTCAAGTTTTAACTTATTAAATTGCCCGGTTATTAGCTTGCCGGCGCCAACCAATTTCTCAACTGCATTGCGAATTTCTTTATAAGATAAGTAGGGCAATATTTTTTGGAATGCCGGGTATGAGTTAAACGTCCATACCCTCCCCTCTTTAACATGAAAGATTCCGTGCTTTGGATTTGTCTCGTATTCAAGTTTATTTTTTTGGATCCAAAATCTTATATTATAGAGAATGATGGCGGCGTTTATGCCGAATTGAATTGCATCGTCTACATCAAATGAATGAGTTTTAAAAACTAATTTATTTGAGGTTGCATTTAACGTTTTATCTGATAAATTTTCACTCATTGATTTCCCTCCCATTTAATGAGTGTGCGGGGGAATTAGGCCCTAATCCCTCCAAGAATTAGGGCCTATATTAAAACTATTATTCGGGCTTTTCTACTTTAAACTTCGCATTCAAATCCTCGGTTTTTTCGGATGATTTAACGCTCTCGAATTTAAACCAATCCTCTCGCCTACTCATGCCATCGCGTAATGAAATATAAATCTTTTGTAGATTGACCATTTCAGTTTCAATTGTTACCTCAAGTTTATGACCTAATCTCTCCTCAAGCATTTCGGGGGTAACCCCGATTTCCTTAAATGCGATGGCCATCTTTTCAATGCGTTTACCAATTGTCTCACCACTCCCCTTTTCAAGCGTGGCCTGGCAAGTATCAATGGCATCCTCAACCACATCGGTAGGGATCACTCCCAGGATGCACGCTCTTAAACGTCGGGCCCCAAAGTTTGCAATGTGCTCATAAATCTCTCTCGGATCATTTATTTTATCGATTTTTCCACGGGCCTTGCGCTCGTATTTAACTCGAAACACTTTCGTTTGTCGGGTGTTGGTTTCCATATCCCAACAATAGGCCTCAACAACACTCTCGCCGTCCTCCTGGGAGAGCTCTCTTATTCCGAAATCGATATTACCCCAATTTTGAGCGAGCAATTCAGCTAATCGAATCGATGCCCCGGTAACCATTTGACCGCCTTTAGGATAAGCAAACATGGCAACCTCTGCAAGTCGATGGCGCTGGCAGGCCTCTTTAATATTGATGATCGCCTTCGATACTTTACGAGGAAAGTTTTTTGCCACGATGATTGCCGCTTGGATTTCCTGGGATGCTTTGATGGCCTCTCTTGGTGAGCTCGGTGAGATGTTTAAATCTGATTTAACAAGATCGTTCATTGAATACCTCCACAATAAAAAAAATATTATTAGGGGTAAACAATATCAAGATTGATAAATGATTGAAATATTTATTTACGATATTTATGATTGATTAAATGAGGATGGAATTAAGCGCGATCACCAATAGAAAATCCAAATGCGGCCATATCGATTTCCTGAATTTCAATTGGGTATCCAAAGCGATTATCTTTGTTTGAGGAGAAAAATTTATCTAAGTCCTCTTCACGGAGTTTTGCTCCGGCCTCAAGCACGGCCTCATTAACGTTGTAAATGGCGATACAATACGGCGGTACTTTTTCAACTACGATGAAAAGAAACGATTCGTATCTCCTCCCAGTAGCGGCACTCGCCCCCATGAGATAATGGGCCGCTTGCTTATCGTAAGACCAGGTGACTATATCTTTGCGAAAGACGTTAAAACTCCCATCGCTTGAGGTTTTTAAATCTGCGAGTATGCCATCTTTCCTCATAATATCTGGTCGGCACTTGCAAAGAATGTTTGTTTTTTTATCTCGCCAAAAAATTGTTTGCTCACATTTCGCACCATCCATAATTTGAGATGCAATTGGATGGGCCAAGAATTGATCTCTCATTGAGTGCAAGGCCTCCCACTCATCCTCTTTGAATAGGTGCCGTTTATCCTCAACAACTGGTTGCTCCTCGATCACCTCCTCAACTACTGGCATTTCGGCGAGCTCTTTCTTGGTTTTCTTTTTCTCTTTTGGTTTCTTTTCCTTTTCCTCTTTCACTCCCCACTTGGTAGGAAATAAATCAGGGAGGAGGATAAGGTCATGGAATGCACTCCCAAAGAGTAACGCCGGGGTTGGTGCTTTCTTTGGATATTGGCCTTTTGCGAGCCAATGGCGATAGGATTGCCGGATTAAATCAAGGTCACTTTTTGATATCCCAGGGCAATCGGGATGATGGTAAACCTCGTTTGGAATGTTGTCGTAAACTCCCTCGAGTTGGTGATCCTCGGCGAGCTTTTGTAACTCTTGTAATTGCATTTGAATCCTCTCCTTTGAATGGGTTATTGAATTGATTTGAAATCATCAAACACTTGATTTATAAAATTGACCTCTTCGCTTGAGAGTGCATCCTCTCCCAAGTGATTTAATCGATATGATAAATCTGTGAATGTGTTGATTGTGGCAAGATCAAAATAGGCGCACGTTTCATCGCCAATTATTTCTTGCATGATGGCATCGAGTTTCCCGGCGATCGCCGAGAGAAAAATCACCTCTCCCATAAATCCCTCCCTTTTCGCGTGAATCCCCCCACGCGATTTCAATAAATTAGCGCACTCTTTATTTTAAGTAAACATGATAATAATTATCTAAATCATTTACTTACCTTGCTTATTGTACAATATGATATGATTTTATTTTAACCCCAGGGCCCAAGGCCCAAAAACAAAGGACGAATTTTTATGGCCAAGAAACGAAACTACGAGAGAGCTACCCCCTCACACTATTTATTGTTGCACGATATTAAAACTAGGCAACAATTTTATTGCATCTCTTGCCAGGGAGAGGATTATGCGAAGGCAATGAAGGGGGCGCTTTATCGCCTCTTTCATTACAAGCTTAAGAAAGATTGGTTTACCTTTGAGGTAATCACTAAGGACGCCCTGGATGCCCGTAATTCGCCTAATAACTTGCCCCAGGAGAGCACCCCTGCTGTTACCCCTAAAGAGAAAATCACGCCCAAGGAGGCCTTTCCTAAGGTCTCTAAAGAGGTATCCGAAGGCATGGATCTCGAGGCAAGGATTATGAGTGCCATGGCAAAAGTATTAATCCCAGCGATTGATAAGGCGGTAAGTGCAAAGATGGATGAGCTCACTCCAAAAAAGAAAGCGAGAGGTTAGTATGATCCAATATGCAATTTATTTTAATCCCAATGATACGCGAGCGGTGCCTCATCCATACACTGTGCAACCATTATTAATCGCTGATGGTAAAGTTTGGAGGGGAGATCATTGGACTATTTACGAAACCATTGAGGAGGCAAGAGAGGCAATACCGGAGGGAATGGTAAAGTTTATTCCATCTCCCATGGACGATCCTTGCCTCGTAGAGACGTGGATTTAATCGCTCACCTCAACTAATTCTTTTTCAGTCGGTCGATAATTCAAACAACAATATCTAATCCAACCACTAAGGTTTCCTAAGCAATACTTCTTTGCATCCAACCTCAATCTCGCAAGATCATCCTCGGGAATTGTGAAGTTAACTAATGTAAATTTTTTCTTTTCTTTCGCCATCGACTTCAAAACTATTTTCTTTTCCCTTGCCATTTATTTACTCCTCTTATTTATGATGAGTAAATATAATTTGCCGGGTTTACTTTTGCAATAGTTAGCGAGATGATTATTCGCATTTAACCAAATTAATCAAATAAAAAGGAGAGTTGTTTATGGGCCCTATTATTTCAGTCGGGGAGTTTAATGGATTTAATACAAGAGAAAAAGAGATCGCAAAACAAGGTCTAATCATTTTGGAGAATGCGCTTAATGATCAAACATTCCATGATTTAATATTAGGCGCTACTTTCACGAGCACTACCAAAACAAATAAAGAGATCCTTAATCGATTGTTGTCTGGTAGCGATGATATGGATGCGAGATTAGATGGTATCATCAATCTTAATTTCTCAATGTATTATCGATGGTTGAGCAAGGTAATTGGGTGGGTTTCCCCTGGGGAAAGAATGATTCATGTAAATCGAAAGTATTTCGGAGACCCAATTGATTTCGCCTCGAATGCCCTACATGAGTACGCTCACATGATTGGCTTTGATCATAAGAACGCTCGTGACTTTGGTAGCGTGCCTTACAAATTAAATTCTTTGTTTACAATTTGGTGTGAAAGGAATGGTTATTTTAAATGACGATGGATTAACGTCCTATAGCACCACCGCCATCCCTCATGGTAATTTTATTTTTTCACAAATATTCTTATAATGCTCCATAAATCTTTCAACGTTTTTTTGATTGCCATCGGTAGGACAAATCCGGCCTGAATTATAAGCATCGTAAACTTGATCGGGAATCGCTGTTTTCTTTCGATCAATAATTCCCCTAACAATCCAACAACCAAATTCAATATTGATCTCGGGAGTAAATAGGATATCTGCTTTTGCCATCTCTTTCGGCCGAGAGGCCATTCTCTCATAGTAAACAGCACCCATGATTTGCATTAAACCCCAAGAGGTCTTTTGCATTATTTCCATCTCTGCTTTAGTGCAACCAACAATCCCCGCGCACTCTTTCACAGAGTAAAACCATCGGTAATCTTTTTCAAAACGGATGGCCTTTTCTCTAAAGTCGGATTCGGTTTTTATGATGGCCTTGATTAAGTTGAATGATAAAGAATATTGAGTGCAATATTTTTCAATCAAAGAATCAAATCTATTTCCTCCAAATTTACCTAACATTTTTCGCCTCTACTTACTTTGGTGGCTCGATTTGTTTTGATGCCTCAATCTGCGCTTTAATTCTTTCAATCTGAGAGAGGTAGCGATCTCTTACTTTTGTCGGTATTTCGGTTTCAATTGATGTTAGAAAACGCAAAAATTCCTCCCTCATCTTTTCATTGTTATTTTTCTTGTCAATAAAATAAACAACCAACTTTATTAGCATCGGGAGTAAGCTTGTAACTAAAGTGCCTACGATGGCCCACATATTTAATCCTCCTGTTTATCTTCGATATTGAACAGTATCATAGCCAAATGTTGTATGGCGTGCGAGCCGATAAGGTTTATTTGCCTCGATAAAAATATAAGTGCAAAATCCTTTCTTTATCTTATAAGTAAATTTCTTACCCTTATTACCGCTTTCAATCTCACACCCAGGATCGGGAGAGGTGATCACCTCGGTTTCAAAAGAGATCGTTTCAATTGATCCCATTCTTTCCTGGCAAGTGCTTACTCCCTGAGTATCCTCGGTAACGACACCGCAAACATTGTGGGCGGGGAGAGTGGTTGATTCGTCTAAGAAATCAATATACGCCCCTGAAAACATTCCTTGCTCATTGAATGCAGAGACCATTGCCGGGCATGATCCCGCCGTTTCAATCTCATTTGGGGTATAATTATAAATGAATCGCTTTCGATTCATGAAAGTTTTTGGCTCGTTAATTATAAATTCCCTGCTACAAGTACGGAAAGAGAGGAGATCAATCTTATCCTCGGCATCGAATTGTAGGGTGTAAAGAGGTTTACGGCCGACGTGCCCCATTCCATCAAATACGCCATCGGGGTTTTTAACCGTCACACTGATATCCATTTTGTAGGTATTTTTGGGATCCATTTTTATTTGCATCTTAGAGCACCCAGAGAATGCGTGTATCATGATAATTAAAATCATGATCTTTAAAACGAAACTCATAGCGGCCTCCAATTTAATCCGACCTTTAAATAAATTGTATCTCACTATTCCCCCTTACCCATACAAAAAAAAGGGAGCGGCATTACTCGCTCCCAATCGATTCAATTCAATCCAATAACTTTTTTCCTCAATACCACACTACTTAAACAATATAATCTCCCTATGGTCGGTTAATATTATTTAACAATAACTTCGATTCCTTCGAGAATTGGGATGAGAGCACCTTTACCAAATGCCCATGGCTCCGCTTTCGCGTCGGCGGGAATATTCTTGACTTCCGATGCAACCCCTAACAAAGAGGTAAGTGCGGTTGTCATGATTGGAGGAATATCACTGCCAGGTTGCCAATCATCTTTTAAAACCTCATCGGCGGTCTTAAGAATGTTGCCGATTGCCTCTCCCATCGCTAACGATGATTTAGTGCACTTTACATTTCTGTCAACTAATTCGGTCATGATTAAACTCCTATTTGATCCCCGCTTGATTGCGGATAAATCCTCTACTTATTCCCTTTCATTTTTTTTGTTTTTTTCTTTCCCTTACAGGCCATTAGATTTCTCCTTTCTTAAAGTGATTTGAATATTGATACAATAGCAGCGATTACGATCCCAAGCAATGCCATTGCTTTTTTATCGATCCTTTTTTTAATCCTCTTTTCTCCTATGATTTCATGGTGCCTTGCTAATAGGAGTTTAACGTCGGTTTTTATTTCATCAATATTTTTTGCCATCAAATCTAAGTATGGCTTTTGATCGCAAGGATGGCTCATGATTCTCTTTCCGAAATAATATTTTTTCGGTTATCCTTGGCCTCGTTATTCCAAGCCTCGATGGCATCGGATTTAAATGTTTTAACAGGGCCGCGGCTCTTGCATGATTCGCATTCAACCCAACAAACACCGCATTCCATAGGAATTATTTTTTCGTTTTCCTCACAGAAACGACAGGCCCTTAAATTTAATTTTGGCATCAATCCCCCTTCTTGGTGTTTAACGTTCCACGATAAAATCATGATCGCATTTTAACAATCAATCATCAATCGTGCTTAAAATTATTTTAACCATTTTCCCACATTGGGGGCATTCGAGATAAGATGAATCCTTGTGATAAGTCGCAATCCAATCCTTAGAGCAATCAGGGCAAAACATTTTTGTATTCGTCCATACCTTTCGATAATCCTCGAGATCGAAAACTTTTGCGATCAACAATCCTCCGTTGCAAGAAAAGCATCAATAATCCCGTCCTCTTTTTTTAAACCATCAAAAAACTTATCATTGTCATTATTTGAGAAATCAGCTTGAAACTTTTCATCACTCATCACAATAGTAATTACTACTTTTTTCATTGGAAAAATTCCTTGATGCAAACGTAATCCTCGGAAACAATATCCTCCTCATTCTCGGGCTCGACCATGCGGCACTTTTTAACGAGCACTTGGCTTGAACAAGAGGAGAGCAAAATGAAGCAACCCAAACCCATCAATTTTATTAATTTCCTCATCTCATTCTCCTCTAGTTTATCCCCGTTAATAAATTACATTCTTATCAAAACGCTTACCTTAGGGGATGATTTATTCTGTGGGATTTTGAATTGAAAAGCAAGAGGGGAAATTAAACATGAAAAATTTTCCCCTCTTGTATTACCAGTATAGCGTGGTAGGTATGCTATTTATAACCGTGACAAGAAATATTGAAATTACTATTTGCGGCCGTATCAGTGCTTGTATCTGAACAATATACACTTGCAGAAGATGTCGTTTCAGAATATGGTCGGCAATTGTTATTTACTGACCGAGAAGAAACCATGCAATTTACATTATTAGTTGTAAAAACCCCGGCGGCAAAATTTATTGTGTAATCGCCTGTGCTATTGTACCCCACGGATGATATCCACGAGCTTCCGCTCCTGCTAACAGAACATGGCCCTGAAGTGCAAGGAGCATCCGATCCATTATCAACTCTAGCTGAATTGTAAACACTCACGCCCTGATAACTCGTCCCCACACTGTTCACAATCTGTGGCATCGGGGAGGTGGGGTAGACGGGTTCAATTGAAATACCAGCAAAAGATTCAGCGTTATCTGCATAAATCGTTACATTTGTACCGGATATGAGCTTAGCAGTAAAAGTCTTGGATGGTTGAAATGAAGAGTAAGAAAAAAAAGCGAAACACTGATTTAAACCGCTAGATGCGTATTGATAAGAGCATGGTCTATTTGTGGTTCCGTCGCCTATCCCAATATTTGCAGCGGTTCCATAGGCGGTCCCATAAACTGTAACCTTATAAACCCAATCGGCTCGTAAATTAGTTTGAGTCAATTCTAAATAATCATCTCGTCCGTATGAAACACTACCTAGTTTTCTGGTTGCAGTATTACAATCTGAATCAGTTAAGTCACCCGGTGAAGATGTATTAAATGCGCATGAAGAAATATTTGACCACTCTAATGCCCCAAACTGATTCCCACTCTCCGCCCTCACCACGGTCTCGGAGGCGGTGTCCGTTGCCCAAGTGGGTTTGGAATTTAATCTCACATTGAAATTAATTACAGAATAAGATACTGAGCTAGGATAAACACAAGTAAAAGTTGTTGATCCTGCGTTTCCTGATCCTACAACATAATCAGGTATTTGGTGAGATCCGCTACAAGTAAATGATTGTTCTCCAGAGCTTAAATTTGATACCGCTACTCCTGATATGTTTAAGTTTCTAGTCGTGGTTGAATTGCTATATGCAATCCACGCACTCCCCTTAAGCCACCAAACACCATTGCGATCAACCGAAGGAACTGCTCTTGCGTAAGCGGCATAACTAAAATTTGTCCCTGATAAACATGATGATCCACTACATGCAGTTAATAGATCATACTCCTTATCAAGTTGATCCACGCTCCCGATATTGAGGTTGTCTCCTATGTAACCATCGTCGGCATAAACGATATCGCCGTTAGCTCCGTTAGTAACTTTTGTTTGATACGCGCTTGCAACACTTGAGCAAGCAAAAGTGAGCGTTGCTTTTCTAAATACTCCGTTAGTCGATGGCAAATCCATTACGTTAATTCGATTGGCACCGTAATAAATTTCTAAATCAAAAACCGCGCTTGTCGTACGATAGTAAATCGTTGTCTCACAATTATCAGTGCCCTCTTTAACGGTCACCGAGGGGAAATTAAGATAATCACTTGTCGCTGAGGAGGTAAACTTAATCGATGCCTTGCCCGGTCGTTTGATTGTAGTTTCAAGAGCAAGCACGCCGCCACCCGTTTCACTCCAACCAGTTTTCCCTAATTCAGCACTCCCGTTTTTGTAAAGGTTTTTAAGTGCCAACATCGAGGATTGAGCATCCGTGAATTGGGCGTTAACCCCAAAGGTTAAGAAAAAAGAAAAGAGAAAAGCGAAAAACATTCTTGGCCAAATCATATTAAAACCTCACTGGTTGACGGTTGAAAAAGTGCTACGTCGGTATTTGCGTCGGATAATCTTGAGAGAGAAATTAAAATGGAGTCGTTTGCACTTACGGCAACACCGTTGATATTTCCGGTTGAATCCGTAAGGTCAAGGTCAACAACATATTCAAGGTTAGCGGTACCAATTGCTTGAGCGGCATTGGTGCTCGTCCTTTGATTGGTAGTTGAGGAAAGAGGATCGATTGTACTACGAATGAGCGTGGCAACGGATCGGATAAGAATATCACCGCTCCCAGTGGGTGAGAAAATCTTTATCCTCAATTTTATTTGTGATCCTGGGGTATAAGAGTTTGGCACTTTCAAAAGAGTGCCGGGCTTTTGAGTTTCCCCTGGGGTGAATACATAAGTGAATTGCCCAAAGTAAGTGTCCTCAAGAGCGGCATACTCATTGTTATTATGCCAGACAAGAGAAACACCACCACCACTACCAATGCTTGTTAGATTAGCACCATCGTCACCGTAGAGCTTATTCTCGTCGGTAGCATACCATAGGGCACCCTCATATCTCCCATGGGCTGTAATCGCTGCTTTGGTGCCGATAAAAACAAACGTGCCATCCATATTGAGCATCTTAAGAGTGCGGGTGGTACCCGTTGCAATACTTGAGGCATCGAATTTGAAACGCTTGGTAACGTCGGTTTCATCAACTACAAAATTGGTTGAGGCCTTATAGGATTTATTCGTTACCGTTTGAGTATGAGAGACCGTTAGGATTTCGGCCTCCGCACCGGCATCGCCGAGTTTCCACCGGGAGGCCAAGGCGCTCGCAAAAATAATGGTGGCGTTTGTTGAGTCACTGATTTCAACGGTCAATCCCGCAAGCAAATTCGCACTTGCAAGGTTGCCTCCGTTGTTAATTAAAATATTGGCGTCCTCAACTTCGAGAGAGGTTGAATTTATGGTGGTGACGGTACCATCAACGGTTAAGTCACCGGTAACGACAAGGTTGCCACCCACATAAAGATTTTTCTCAATCCCAACCCCGCCCTCTACAATAAGGGCACCGGTATCTTTCGTCGTCGATTGAGTGGTGTTAGAAATCGTAGTGATCGCCGAAAAGGTTTTAATTCCCGTCACTGTTTGAGTGGAGCTCTTATCTATAAGCTCACTCCAAAGAGCAACACCCACGCCAACACCCTTGGCGAAATGCCATGTTTCGGATGTGGTATTATACCAGGTTGAGCCGACCTCGTAATTAGAGGCGCTATCGTCCGTCACGGTAGGATTAACAATCGCCGTGAGATTTTTTTTCATCGAATCGATGATGGCCCAATAGCTGTTATTATAGAGATGAGCGGTCTTATCAGTAGTGTTGAAATACGCATCACCTTGACTTGCGGGAGATGCTTTTGCGGATACATAAGCGGCATCCGATGCGTAGTTTTGAAATGCACTTGTTGTTAAGAAAGTTTGAGGTGGTGCCGCCGTTGGCGTGCCCTCTGCAAAAGTGACTATGCGTGTCTCTCCGCTCATGGTTATCTCCTATAGTCCTAATAAATCCGTTGCTATTATTTTCGATTTCATTGGTGATTTCGATATGCTGATTACTTTCAATTCCTTGTTTGTTTCATTTCCCAAAATTCCATCTCTGATTATCTTGAGATCATCGCCCAAAATACTATCTAGGTTAATGGCCTTTGTATCAAATTTATAAAGTGCTTTCCTCTCCGCGTACACGCCCGCGATCGATGCAATTCGGTCGGTGATCTTTTCGAGTACGTGACGAAAGCGGTTGGCATTGTTTATCTTATGTAGGTATTTCGCCTTTAACGATATCTCCGTGGCGCTCGCATCGACGATACCCTCATTGTGGCTCCAATGAGGATTGTAGGCGATTATTTGATGGGCCATATCTTTATAGTTGATTTCGATAGCGTAGGTGTTTTGGATGATATCAATATCGGTGATTTCAAAGGTGCTCGTCGGTGATTGAAACAATCGGTATTCGATTTCAAAATCGTTTGCCAGTGTCAGAAATGACAAAGCCGATTTAAGTATCAACTGAATGTAGTCAACATACCGGGAAAAATCTCCCTCATCAAATTGAGGTATTGAGAATGCACAATTGGAATCAAGCGCGGCCTTGGCGGCGGTGATGCTTACGGCATCAACTGTAAGGCCAGCATTGATCAAGAGCTCTTTAACCACCTCGGCATGATTGGCCTTAGAGTAATCAGGTCTCACCCGATACTTGACTTTGTACTTGCCAGGATCGAGGACGGCAAGCCCTGGGTGATTGGTCTCAAAGTTATTAACAAATGTGATCTTGAGGTATTTATTACCACCACTTGTGGTGGTCACTGTGGCGGTATAATCGCGCCCGTAAAGGCATAGGTAGGTTTCATTGCTCTCGTTAGTAACAAGCACGCTGGGGCAATCGTTTGGAGTGACAACCGCCCCCGTGCTTATTCCCCCCTCTTTGGAGCAATAGAGGTAATTGTTTATACGATCCGTATAAATCACGCGTAAGTAATAATTGACCATTACTTGAGTGACAACAAAGGTATCACCGATAAAAAACTTTCCGGTTTCGCCGGCGGTACCCGTGAGCCTGGTAAAGTTGGGATCGGTGTTGTCAATGTTTGATGGTGTGAAACCAAAATCAAGAAATCCTTCACCGGAAACCCTACATACTCCCCACTCACGATTGTTTGAGGTGGTAAGCTCATTATCATAATCGGTACAAATAGCATTATAGAGGGTTGATTGATCGAGAGCTTGAGCATCGGGGAGAGTGGGGTTGCTTTCGGATATCGTTTTAAAGCGGCTCGCTTTCCCGATAATGAAATGGATAAGTGCCCCGCTATAATTGGGATTCATGTTAGGGAAATCGTTTTGAGTAAAATAACATTCGCCCGCATCGTCTCCCATATACGCAGGGAGGAGTAGACCTCCCAATTGATCCTCGAATTGCAATTGAACAGTATTGCCCGAGAGACCAATTCCCGCTACTCTCCCGTTGTAAATTTTTTGAATGTTTTCTACACCGTCAAGGCATAGCCAAATCTTGGCCTCACATAAGTTGAATGAATCATCGGCGGTGAGGTAGTCCTCAAATTCATTTTCGTCATTGATAATCGTCATGCCCGATAATGATATTTGTAAGTTTCCTTGAATCACATTCTCAATTGAGTTTGAAATTTCAGGGTTGGTTTTAATTCTTGGTATCCAATCCCTTAAAGGGGTATTGACGTCCTCTGGGTTTTCATTTAATACCCGGTACCTCCCGCCCGTAAGAAACACATAGTAATTTACCACGATGATATTCGATGCGCTTGGGGTTGAGTAAACGATCAATGCCTTGGTTGTCTCATCATAGGAATACTCACCGGGATTTAATACGGTTGTCACTTTTGTCAATGAAACATCATTGGCCATCACCGATGAGATTGGATAATTAAATGTGGCCTGATATTTGCCACCACCAATGCTAACGAGATTTGAGTTAACTACTCTCCTCGGTACCAATCGGATTAGATAAAACTTTTCCGATGTTTGATTTAACTTAATAGTTGAAAAGTTATTTGGCATTTAATACCCGACTTTTGAGCGTTGTGTTTGTTCTGGGTGGAACAATTTGTAGAACAATCATTGCTCGCTCCTTTTCACATATCCAAAAAGTTGAAACTGCAAAGAGTGATTGTAGAAATACGTTTCACCATTATCATAAATTGGAAACGGGAAATCATAAGCGGCACCGAGAAAATAAGTGGGCGTCCTCGTGTAATTTCTAAACTCAATGGTGTGGTAATACTTAATGAATTTATTCAGTGGTTGCCGATCTAATGTTACCCTCAACCAACCAATCCAATAAGAGGTCACTCCCTCGATATCTGAAAGCTTGCTCCACTCCGAGGAAAACAATTTCGATGAATAGGCATCATCCGAATAAACATTGATCCTCATTTCCTCGTTTGTTGGTACCGCCCCACTAATAAATATGGTGGCCCTCATGTAAGCGAGCTCTAAATTCTTTGGAGGAAAGAAAGAGCCAATCCTAATTTCCTCCCCGGTATCAACTGTTTTAATGTATTGGGTATCGGAAAAATCTTTAAAGGCCATCTTAAACAACCTCCTTAAATTCAAGTGAAACACCAAAGAGGTCATTGATCAAATGCCTAAAGGTCGGCTCAGAATCAAAGACAACGTATTTTGTAAACTCATCGATCTCATCCGTTATGCAAAGAGTGGGATCGATCGAAAGAAAGAATGGCGTAGTTGATCCCAGGTATTCGTAAAGGGCCTTGAGCCGATCCTTATCCTCTCTCTCGAGGATATCAACCCCTGCCCCTGATATGCGGGAGTATTTAACTTTCTTATCGAAGTGGAGCACTCCCGATTCGCTTATTGCTACATCGCTCGGATCAACATCTTGAGAGTTAAACCCAACTGCAATATTTGCATTGGTGAAAGTTACAAAATCGCCAAGGTAAAGGACGCCAATACTAATTCCCTCTGGGCCTAAAGGATTGGCACGATCAATAATCGACAAACGCCAAAACCTGTAAGCGGTATCAGGTTGATCGTCGAGAAATCTCATTGCCCCTTTATCAGTGATTGGGATTGAAATCGAAAACGGAGGAGCACTCCATTGATTTAGGTTGGATCCTGAAAGGGTGACGGTGGCATTATTTGAGATTGTGAAAACCTCATCAAGTGCCCCAATCAGAGCAAAGAATGTGACCTCTGCATTGTATCCTAAATCAAATATGGCATACTCCTCCGAGTGATTCCGTTGTTGATCGGCCATGAAAGTAGTGCCAACCAAATCCGTCAACGTTGTAAATCCTATAGTATCCCAAGCGGAATTTGTCGTTTGAGAGAGCCGCAAGGTCACGCTCCCGGTATTGGTAATCTTAAAGCGGTAATCACCCACTAAGGTATCATATAATACCGTCCAGTTTGAAGAGGAGGCATTAAGCCTCGTTTGCAAATGTGCACGGAAAAGCTCGGGCGTATTATAATCGCCTGGGGTAAGGGTAATTGTTTTGTTGATCCCGTCGTTAATGTAAATTTTATCATTAACGTTAAGAGTGATCGTGAAATTCCCGCTCGGTTTCCATGCCCTCGACCTGAATGGATTTATGCAATTGGTGAAAGGAAAACTCGAAAGCTCACTACTGAAATCAATCTGAGAGCTAATCAATCGAGCAAAGTTATTTTCAGCGAAACGGATACGATGATTGCGCGTAGTGTTCATTTAACCCTCTTACGATAACCGAGCATTCGTTCTATTCAAGGATAAGATAATTTCGCCGAAAGCGCGATTATCAATTTGTAAAGTTGAATCGACTTGAATAGGTCTCTCAAGTAAATCCAAAATCCTCAACATTAAGGCCTCAAGCACTCGCCCTCTTTCCCCATTTGAGTTATCTCTTAAGAAACCTTTAAGGTCACTTGTAGTACCCCGATCGATCACGAGCTCACCCGAGTTAAGCATTACAGGGCCAAAGCGATCTCCCGAGAAACCGTTTGGTATCTCTCCCCCATTTGCCAATTGAGGCGGTCTCATTACCTTGGTTAAAGGGTTTCTTAGGTAAGAACCAATCACTCCCCTCACCGCCCCGGTAACTGCATTCATGGGGCTTTTAACTAACTCTACAAGGTCAATGCTTGCGCCTATTGCTTGCAGAGATCGATAGAGCTCCATGATCCATTCAGGGATAACATTTATCCCGAGTAAGTTTTGGACTTGATCAATCACATTAACAATTGATCCGGTCACTCCTGAGACAACGCCGGAAACCGCTCCCGATACTGAGCTAACTGCCCCACTTACCGCCCCCGAAATTGCGCCTCCAATACTACCGCCAAAGCGAAATCCTGGGATGCCAACCCCCAGGCCCTTGAGAAATTCGATGATACCAAGTGCCCCTTGCTTTACTACCGATCTTGGTAATACAATCTCACCCGCTGAGAGCAACGCCGGAATTACATCATTAACCGCCGAATCCCCTCCGGTCTTTGCATGGCCGGCAACAAAGCCTCCCGTTGCAAATTTAACAAACGGGAAATCCATCCCAATAAAGTTTTCTACTGTACCCTTGCCGCCACCGTCGAAATGAAACATTTTTGATAAGAGATTAACTGGGTTAAATTTTTCCATGAGGTTTCTAAATCCCTCAAAGATTTTCTCACCAATGCCTCTAAGCATATCTCCCTTAAGCACTTCCTCGAATCCGTTTTTGATTCCATCAATGAAAGCTTGCCCCGCCGCTGGGATTGCTTTAATTAACGCGGCAACGGCGGCAATTGCGATCGAAGTCCAAAACGCAGGGGATGCCATCGTGACTGTCATGTTGTATGCAAGGGCCTCCATTAAGTAAGGGAGGTTGTTAATAAAGCCCATGACCATCGCCATACCAATAGGGCCGCCTATGAGGTTAGCAACATTGATGAGCGCATTCCCTAATAGGATTGGTAAATCTGCGATGAGCTTAGTAAACATTTCGGTAAATTTTTCGGGGGCCTGGGTGAAAATATCAAATAAGGCCATGACCATTTCACCGATCTCAATGCCCATAAAGGTAACGCCCTCAAGTAATTTTCCAACGGTATCATTAAGGGCCTTACCTATTTTTGGAAAATCTTTAGAGATGGCCTTAATTAATGGAGCGAATTGTTTGGCCGAATCTTTATCAAAGAGAATCTTGATCCCAAATTTGGCAAGGGCATTCGCCGAGGTTAATGCTTGCGTGACTGTTTTAAGCATATCCTGGGAGGCCTTCTTTTCGAGCTCTTGTTTCTTTTCAAAATACTCTTTATCGTTTGCCAATCTCAATTGGTTAGCAAGTTGAGCATTAACAACGGTGCCATCCTCGAGTACCAATCGCCTTTTATAGGCATCCTGAATGATTTTATTTTGTTGCTCCCAATGAGCTTGAATCTTTCCAAGCTCACCATTCTCCACGCCTCTAAGTGCCTCTTGCACCTTTTGAAAATCACTCTTAAGTTTATTGAGATCAAACTTAATAGGTGAGGCCCCAGGAAAAGCGTTGTTTATCTCTTTTCCAATTTGCTCTACGGCCTTGTGACCAGTACCCTTTAAAGCATCGAGAGCTTTCTTGGCATACTCTTGACCGAACACCCTGCCATTATTTGAAGCGGCATCGGCAAGCATCTTTTCATTTTGCTTTTGAAGTGTGGCAATTTTTTCCTCAAGCGATCGCATATTATAAACAGCATCGAGGGCGCTTTCACTTAGACCTTGTACAAAATCTTGGCCTTTGGCCTTAAGTCCTACGGCCTTTCTTAGCTTATTGATTCCCTCAAAGAGAGCGCCAAAGCCATCACTCGCAAGCTCAAGAGCATTAATATAAATTCCCTTAACTGCAATTGAGAGCTCATACAAAAGGATAAGAGCATTATTAACAAACTTAGTAAGGACGTTACCCCAACCGCCAACCTCATCTTTTAATTGAATGATTTTCGCAATCAAAACATCAAGGACGATAAAGAGCCCTGCGGTTGCTACTCCTTTAAAAACACTCATGGCAACACTTGAGGCCCTTACCGCAGTTGTAAATGCTGCAAGAGATCCCGTGGCCTCTTTAAGAGATGCACTTACCGAAACTGCAAATTGATAAAATCCGGTTGCCATTTGTTTCGTAGATTGGGTTACAAAATAACTAAGCTCTACAAGTGCAACAATGAAACCGGCGAATAATGTTGACTTAAGAAATCTAAATACCTCCTCGACTGAGTTTCCAAACTTGATAAATTTCTCAAGAGCATTCACTGAGAATTGAACAACATCATCCTTGGTTTTAATGAATGATTTTCTTAGCTCTCCCATCCATTCACCAAATGATCGTATGAGCTCAATCACCAAAGGGCTCTTGATGATCACCATCCCGATCTCGCCAAGTAAGAGATTAAGTTGATTCTTGGCCCCGGCGGTTACACTTGAAAACTCCTCGAGGAGACGGTTGTAATCGCCTTGGTATTTCGTCGCCTCTTGGTTTAAGAAATTAACAATTGCTTGTCTTTTCTCTTTAACTGTTAATTGATCGGTAGTTTTTCCGAGAGAGTTTGCATATTCTCTTTCAAGCTCGGCGGTTTTGGTGCCAAGGTTAATTGAGTTAAACGCAAGAAAGTTTCCTCTCCTCACGCCATCACTTACGGCCTCAAGAGCTTGTGCCAAGGAAATATTTTCATCTTTGTTGTAAGCGGCAATCTCTCTCATTGATTTAAAAAGCTTGATCGCCTCGGGCAAACCTAACCCACTATTCATGAGAGAGCGAAGGATTGCAGAGGTGTTTTGAACTGGCATAAGGCCATCATCGGAAAGCTCGAGAGCGGCGCTTTTTAAATCATTAAAGCGGGTGCCCGTACCCTTTGCAACCGTTTCCAAAACATCGAAGGCATCATTTAAGCTTTCGGCCTCTGTGATTAGCTTATTAAATCCAAGTCCAATACCAAGGCCAGCGAGTGCGCCACCAAGAGAAAATACTACATCGGTAATTGAATTAAATATACTCTTTGCACTCGAGAGCGTACTGACCATCAATGACAAATTTTTCTTTGATTCTTTTGCCGTATCTGATAAGGCCTCAACCGATGAGTTTAAAAGTTTGATGCCTTTTTGATTCGCCTCGAGCCCCTCAATCTTAAGCTCTATTTTAATCTCTTGGGCCATTATCGTTTCCTTTTTGGAGTGGGTTTATCTCTTTCCTTTTTTTCCAATTCAGAAATTGTGTTTGCAATCAGATTATAGCACTCAACTTGCCAACATTCCAAATCATCAGGATCGAAATGGTAACCTAAAGAGGCGAGGGTTTTCTTATTCACATAATCCTGCAAGAGAAAAGCGGCCTTGTTTGAACTGGGAAATCCTTTAAATGCCCAGGAAACTTGTTGCTTTATTTCTTGCTTAAGGAGTTTCCCAGGCTTTCACCTTGGTTGTAAATCGTGATGAGCTTTTGCATTACGGCAATGTATTCATGATAATTCTCAAGCTCATCGAGAGAGGTGAATACGGTACCGCTCTCAAGGTGTTTGAGCTCCATGGATTTAACTTTAGAGTGAATAATATCGTAAAGCTTAGTTACCTCTTTCGCAAGGTTGACTGATTTAATATCAACTTGCCCATCATCATTTAAGGTCAATGAAAGAGAAGAGAGCTCAATCATCCTTTGACGATACTTGCCTAAGTCAATTTCAATGAAGCCTTCGAAACCATCAAAATCCGAGATTCTTTTTAACATAATGAAAACCGTCCTTTTTAAAAAAGGGAGAGTGGTGAATAGGAAAGTCCACTCTCCCAACTGTGGAGATGGTAGGAAAATACTAGAGGAAATTCAAATAGAACGTGCCAAGCCCATTTGAAACGAAAGTTTTTAACTGCATATTAAGGACACACATTCCGTCCTCGTCACCGATTGAGAATGATGCGATCTTAACGGTCGGGCAAAAAATGTTTCCACTCTTTCCGGCAACCCACTGGCCACCATTTTTCTCACCAAAATTGTAGGTAAACATGATCTCGTCGTTTGATCGGAATCGTTTAAACTCCTCTGCTTGACCGGCGGCCAAGTAAGAAACAACGTCAATCGTTACCTCTCTTTGAGTAAAGATGGTACCGCTCTTTCCAGAAGCCGCGCAAATATCAGTTTTGTCGGCCTTGGTATTTGTAAGAGCAATTGAAACACTACGAGCTCCAAAGCAAACATATTCAGTTGCATTGCCGATCATGATTTGGTTGTCTTTTGCAACCAATGGCGATGCCGAATCATAAGTGGGGCTTATTGTGCTCGCCCAGCTTAAGGCCGTATCACTTGAGTATGTGAGTGCGGCGGTATCATCAGTATTACTAAAGCCAATCGTGGTTTTAATTGAGTTAGCGGTATTGGCACCGGTTGCCCACAATAGAGAGAATGTTGCCCCATCGGAGGTGATGGTAAACTTCCTAAGTGAGTCGCTATAGCTAACCCCGATTACATCGGTTGTAAGGGCCTGCATAGCGATTCTGATGGCCTCTGCAAGCTCGTAGGGATCACGGTAGGTGCCTTCTGCAATCGAGGCATTTTCCTCCCCACCGCCATCGTCGAAATCAATGTACTTGTTGGTTGCTCCGATTACGAAAGGATCAAAATAATATTTGATTCCCTCAATAGTGAAAGAGGTGTTGATAAATTCACCGGCGGCAATATCGATGGTCATATCAACCACGCGACCGCCTGCGAGCATTTCAACTGCTCCGCTGTTTGCTCGGTAAACCCAAATATCGATTGTTGGATGAGAATCATTTGTTACCGCATAGGTAACACATTTTCCCGTTGATACTCCGGCGGCGGGAGCGGCACTTAGATTTTGAGCTAAGTTTAAATCGTTCGTACTAACTGTGAGGACGTTGCGGATTGCGTACCCATTTACACCATCCTTCAAAAGTATGGCACGGCCACGAGAAAAATCTGCCCCGCCCGCTGTGAGCTTAACAACGGAGGTAGTTGAGGCCGCCGCCGTCACTCTTTCAGTCGCATTCACATTTTTTGAGCCAAGGCATGATTCAAGTAGGTGCTTAAAGTTTGGCTCTTGCCCCTCTACTCCTGAATGCCGTAGGTAATGGGAGACCGATGCCGATGGCTCCTCGAATCCAAGAGCGGGCTTTGGCATATCAATCGAGCTTTGTAGCTCGGCATTTGTAAGCTCGGTAAAGCTTGGCTCTACTGAAAAGCCCTCTTGAAACGCGACGAAATCGGTGCCAGTGGTAGGCGCGACGGGCGTGCCCTCTGTTACCTCTTTGGTAACTGCAAAAATGGTATTTCTTGTTTGTAGTACGGTCATTTGAATTTTCCTCCTAAGTTAGGTTTTCAAAATATTCCACATTAAAAGACGCTTGAATACTGAGTATGCTCCTCGATTCACCAAATGCGCGAATGATACCCCCGTCACTTAGATAATCGCGCTTTACTCCTCTAAGGGTTGCATAGGAATCATTCTTTGAAAAGTCATTGATCACAATATGCAATTCCTCAAGCAATGCCTTTTCGGTTGCTTTAAGCTTGTCGATATCCTTATGGCCGGCGAATGGTGCCTTTGTTAAAGAGATCACGATTTGGCGGGAAACCGAAAGGCGGCAAGCAACCTCTCGTTTGGTATTGTTTGCAGGGCCTATGTAAATGGCAAATCCATCGGCCAAGAAAATCTCATCATTGTTGTAGAGATTTAGTGAATCGGCCAAAACTTTTTTCGATGGAAAGAGTGAGGCCATCATTGAATAGAGATCGTCATGGATGCCCGAAATAGTAGTGCTCATTTATCTCACCATACTCCTCACCGAGTTATTGATTTCACCACGGCTCAAAAAAGCATCCTCATCCCTGTCAATGCTATATCTCTCAAGGGAAAGAGTAAAATTATATTGTTCTTTGGCCTCGGCAAGCTTCTCTTTATAATCACCGCCCAGGCTCCTATAAATAAGCTCAAGGGTTTTCCAATCGGTCGGTATTGAGAAATCATCAAGCCTTAAAACGCTCCCCTGGTTTTGAGCAAGGCCTCGGCGTTTTAAATCTCGGATGAGCATAAGGGTTGCGGTTACAATCTCATCATCCCAATTGGTCTTTCCTGGGGCAAATGAATCAAGGTATTGGTTAATCTTTGCATCGTAGGAATCAATTTGTTGATGCCTCGAGAATGCAAAAGTAAATCGTTTGATGGCCGTTGTGTTTTTTAAGGTTGCCGAATACTTTAAACGGAGCCAATAAACGTTAAAGATATTTAGAGTTTCCAATTCGGCGGGGTACGATCCTCTTTTGGTATCACTGGTAATAAACCAACCATACTGAGGATCGGGGGAAAATTGAACGATACCCGATTTTGTTAATGGCTTACCATTGTTGTCGGCGGTACCGTCGAGAATATCAACCGCATCTCTCCATGTTTTCGAATCCCAATATTGAATACCAAGATCGGCGGTAACATCATTTGCAACGTTCGTTTGGATGAAAAAATTATTGAATGGATAATGTTGCCCAAGATAAATGTAATCCTCATTTACAACCAAGGCCATCGGGATCGTTTGCCCTTCCTCCTGGTTGCGAAGGCTCAAATCCTTAAGCACGCCATTATCTGAATTGATCACTCTTAAGTATTGATAAAGCATCTTTACTTTTCCTTAATGTTGATGGTTTCAATCTCACCTAAACAACGCAAAAGAATATTTTTATTTTTTAAAAAATGGTCTCTAAGAACACGAGGGGAAATCGTGTTATCATCCTGGTTAGGCTTATAAGGATCGGCCAATGATTTTGAGGTAAGCTCGGTGCAAGTGATATTCCCTCGGCACCATTTCCACATCGTCTTTTTCTCAATACCAAAGCACTCACACAACCACTTATACATAAACCAGGGATAACTTAGGTATCCATACCAACAACCCGAATAAATGCGGTAAATGACGTTTGAGGTAGCAAGCATCAATTGCCTATCGTTTTCGTTAATGATCTCCCATGCCTCAATGTAATGATCCTCGTTGTACTTACGAGCGACGGGAGTAGGGCATACTAAAGTTGAGGTTGTCTCAAGTGCGGTAAGTATTTCTCCTGGCCCTTTGATCACTACGAAAGAGTGGGTGAATTTAGAGCGGGTGAAAAACTTAATCCCTCTTTGGATAAAATTTCCTTTTCTTGGCCCTGAAAAACAAATCATTCCTTCTTTAAACATCATGATTTACTCGTAGGATAATAATCGGTTAATACTTCGTAAATATGCTCCTCATTTTCGAGCGTAAACAAAGAAAGCCTTAAATGAAGATAAGGTAGTAATTCGCCCGGTGATCCATCCGGCGCAGGGGTATAAGAGCCATTACATGATAGCACCCAGCTTTCATCATAATATTTTGTTGGGATCGGATTGCCATTGTTGTCGAGATATTCCCCGTTGATTTCAAAGCCATTCGCAAGCAATGCCTCTTGAGGATAAACTGCGTTTTTATCAATAACTGAAAGCTCGATAAAATCACTACAAGGATGATCTTCAATAACTCCCTGGGCGTCTCTTTCAATAACTGTTAATGTTAACCCCCAAAGATACATCACGCTTGCCCAATCTCTTACCTCTACATCAAGATACATCCCTTTTGAATAAATACCATCTCCCTCATCAAGAATTGGTTTTTCAAAAGTAATAGTTCGATTGGTTGTATTTACGGCCGTTACCCAAGATCTTTTTGTAGCATTGCTTTGAAAAACATAATTACCAATTGTGGGGATAATTGAAATCCCCTCTTGGTAGTTAAATGTTTTTCCATCCTGGGATTTATTTGAAAGGGTAATGGCGCAAACATAATCTCCCTCACTTGCTCCTTTCGTTCGAAAGTATCCTCTTTCACATCCCCAAGGTTGCATACAATGCTCATTCAAAGGGGAGGTAGGCTTTACTTTTTCAATTTTTTCCGGGTTACAAAGAGCTAAGTAAGAATCCTCAAAATCAACTAAATCAGTGTTTAAAATATCTCCTCTTGGAATCGCACATTCAGGGCTTACTTGCCCCTCATTTGCAAAGAGATAATAAAAGTTATCATCACTCAACATCAAGATATCGAGCTTTCTTGCATTAACAAAGCTTTTGAATTGTGACCAATCAATTTTCATCAAGGCTCCTTTTCAAAACCTTTCGCTCGAAAATTCAAACGAGTATTACCCGAGGATAAATCATCTCGAATACTAATCTTAATATAATCATCATTGCCCACGCCAAATGTGCCTTGCACTCTTAAAACGAAAGGATTTTTAAAATCAAAAATCGCAAGCATATCGTGTAACGATGGTTGTGCGATAATTGAAAAAGCATAGGCACTCCCTGAAAGAGCGGCGAATTTGTTTTTAAAATCCTCCGTATTCTTAATCAGAGGGAGAGTGGTAATCACGTTGTCTGATTTAATTGTTACCAAAATGCCATTCGTAAGCGCCGTTGACTTACTTAAAAATTGAGCAAATTTAATTGATGAGCCTTGACCATCAAAGATCATCTCCTCAATAAAAATATCGGTAGTCGGTGAGGCATTAACATAAAAATCAATTGGAGTAGCAAGGCTACCATTCACCAACATATTTGAGCCGTAAGTCATGTTGGTAGCGTCCTGAATAAAGATATCCTCAAGTGCCTTGGCAGTTACAAATACACTACCGGAAATTCCAAAAACACCCGACCGGTGCGGGTTGTTTGGATCGCGGTCAAGCACTACCGGCTTGGATCTCGAGATCATATTATCATAGCCGACGATCACTTGGGCCGTGCCAGTTGTGTTTACCATAAAATCGCCCGCAAGAGGGCGCTCATAAAACTCACCGCTCAAGGAAAAGGCCGTGCTACTAATATGCACGATTGACCTATCTTGCACCACTTGAGCTTTCAACAATCTTGTAAGCTTGAAACCGCTATCTAAGTTTAACTCGCTTACAATCCTATTCCTTAAAGCTAACTCATCCCCAACCTCCCCAGCGAGTACGGTGAAAACTTTGGTGTAGGATGGAATATCCCTGTCGGGTGTGGTTGGATCGCCGTTAGTGCCAGCGATATAAAGAGTAATCGTATCACCGGCAAGGCCGGTATTAATAATTTGAAAATAAGAATCGGGCAAGGGATCGGCCCCAAATGTGCTTTGCACTGTCACGGTACCATCAATAGGCATGGCAACAACACCATCTCCTCTTACAACCGTTTGGACGGCCCTTAGGTTTCCAAGGATATCGTAACCAACAAAGCGGGAATGATCGATTCCGGGGTTTCTCTCAATGGTCATGTTGTCTCCCTATCGAGAATTACCTTATAGGCAACCGAGGAGCTTTGACCTCTGATATGGATTTGAGTTTTTGAATCGCTTTTGATCAAATCCGAAACATGGCCAGAGGGATAAATCCTATCGTAAATAGTAGTGCCGCCATCCAAGGAAATCTCGAGATATTTTGTAATGGTATTCTCGAAAGGATTCATCACGGAAAACTCTTGTATCTTGTTTCCTGGGGTTGTAGGGATGGCCGTCCAACCAGTGCCTACAACACCATCATAAACGTCCGTACTACCCTTCTTGTCGGCGCTTTCAAATTCCGGCGCTTGATCAACCATGATGATTATTCCTCATCCTTGATTGTTTCCTCATAGTGATTCCAAAAACCTGATTTATTCTTATGCTCTTTTTTATCCATAAATTTATGGATATCTTTGGCCTCAACCTTAAAGATTGATGCCCCATCTTTAACAAGCAAATCACCTTTTTTAATTTCAAAGGATTCCATGCCAGGGCGGGAAACTCTTGCATCACGATTCATGACTTGAGTTTTCAATATTTTTTTCATTAAGATTTTCTCCTTAAAGGGGAGGAGAGTGGAAAGGATTAGTTAACCACTCTCCCTATTTTAAAAACCTATTACGCTTTTTCGTAAACCGTTGCGGTTGCGTGGCCATCGCTTGCCGCTCCAATCAATTGCTTTGCTTTGATCACAAGCATTTGATCCCCGGTTGATCCCGCTGTAAAGTTTAAATCCTCCCACATTTTTGTAAATGTGAATTGTCCTGGCCCTGTGATTGCTTGAGCAATCTCAGTTTCAGTAGGTGTGCCATTATAATCCTCTACGTTGTAAACTTTCCAAAGAGTAGTGAATGTATTGGAAAGGGTTACATCAACGCGCTCGTAATCAGCGGAGACAGTTAAGGGAATCGCAAGGATTTCGGTTTCAGTGCCAACTACGCAAGCAACGGTAGCATTTCCTTTAAGAGGAGTACCTGCGGATTGTGTTGATACTAATAACTCACCGTCGGCATTTAATTTGAGGTAAGCGAATTGATCGCTAACGTCTTTTGCTACTAACCCTGGGAGAGCGTCAACGCCTGTAATGGAATCACCCTCATCTCGAGAGTTGATAAATCTCATATTCCCTGCACTGTCAAGAACTGGCAATGTAGGTTGCGCATCGGTTGCAGCGGAGCCAGCGGCGGCAACGGGCAATAATGAAAAACCGGATCCTTTCTTGCCGGCAACAACTGGGGCAAGGTTAACCGCTGCAATTGCATCGGTCTCATTTTTCTTAACCCAACTTGTGCCTTCGCCGGTTGTTAATTCAAGTACGGTGAAAACTTCTCTTTTGTCACTCATAAAAACTCCCCTCCTATGGCTTTGGTATTAAACGCCCCTGAATAAAAACTTCGATATCAGAGGCAGGCCTCCCGGCCATCGATAAATTGTTAATGATCAAGTGCTCGCCGTCCTCAAGTACCCTATAGGGTTGCCAATTAAAGTTACCGTTAATATGGCCTGGCCCTAATCTTATTGATCCGATTTCAGTAGTGTCACTTAAAATCATGATCCTGTTTTCAATTCTACAACTTGCGTAGACTTGCAACAATAATAAATTTTTATCGGATGGTACTTCGTAATCAATTAAATCGGTACCCGACCCTGGGGTTGTAACCCCAATAAATTTTTCCTCGAAATACTCACCTGTATTTAATAACTCAACTTTTCCCCGGTATGTTTGATTTACGCTCATTTATACATACTCCGCGAACTCAACCTTTGCTGATTTTCCCGATTCGCATTTGATATAAATAAAAACGGCTCCCGCAATAGGTGAGTTAAATGTTTCCCCTGGGCCTAATTCTTTAGGGCCCTCGGTGCCACCCTCATCCCATCCGGCGGTAAAGGTCGATTTAACGTGAAAGTAAATCGAATTGATCTCATCTTTGTTGGTAATTGAGAAGGCCTTACGATTGGGGTTTATGGTAGCAGGAGTAAGGGGAAATCTTACCTCGGTATCCCCGACGGTTTTTCTGGTTGTAGAGATACCGATATCTTGATCGGTGATTGCCTGCAAAGAGATAAAGCCAAATGTGTAGGCCCTAACCTGATACTCTTGAGGATAATTAGGAATCGGAATAATTGATTTTCGTAGCGCCTCGATACCATGATCGGGCACAAAGTGACCAGGATCGACCATAACCATTTCCTCTCATTTAAAAAATATTATTGAGGAAAAGGGAGTGGGTTAGCGCCGCTTTCACGGTATCACCCCACTCCCAATATTCAAAGCGTAAGGACGGCTACACTTGGAATCCCGTTGCGATCACTTTAAATTTTCCGGCGGTCAATGCGTTTGCTCCGATGGTTAATTGAACACCATCTTTTGCGGCATCAACTTTATGGAAATCATCGGTAATAAGAGCGCCCGTACCCTTGATTGCGGATTCGGCAGTTAAAGTCGCACCGAAATCCTCAACGTAGCCGTTGGCGTCGCCGCCGCCATCTTCACCGATCTCAAGCGTTGGTACGCCTCCGCTTGTGATTGTAGTGCCGATTGCCACGGTAATTGCTTTAACGATGAAATTATCAGGGAGATCGCCAAGTTTAATGGTGCCAATCGCTCCCCCATGTACTGCAAAGTCATACTCGAAAACTAAATTTTGTAACTCATTTACCCATTGCTTACCGCTCATTTCTTACCTCGGTTTTTGTTTGATTGTTTATTGTCTGGCATTTCATCAATCGCTTGAGATATGCCCGCCTCATTTTGCGCTCTCAATACCACGTTATCATCCATTGTAAAGATAATGTACCACTCACCGTTAGGCTTATAGACCGTTGCCTTATGCTCAACCTTGAAAGGGAAAGCACGGATACGATCGAAAAGCTCGACAAGGTTAGGGCCGTGGACTTCACCAAATCTCGTACCTACTAACATGATCAACCCGAAATCTTAACAATACGTTTATCATCCATGAGCTTGATCCCGTAAACGATATCAGCACTCAAGAGATAGCCGTATTTGTTTTGAGCATGAAGGTCGGAGATCTTGATTCTCACACCTTGTTGCATGACTAAGGTGCAAGCAGAGCGATGAATTGCGTACCCGGTATCAACTGGGAGTAAATCATGCTCGGCAATTGAGAAACCATAAAGAGGCTCAGAGATAAGGCCGGTCATGGTAGGTGATCCCGCTGGCACATAATCGCGTGATGCGATTGTTTGTTTTTGGATAAGATCGCCATAGTAGGTTGGATCAAGGAATAAGAAACGATTTGAACGAGGCAATTTTGCCAAGCTCATGAGCGTTCTAATCTTTGCGATATCGATTGCAGCGAGATCGGATGCGGAGGCCGGTGCAATGATATGGTCAGGATTAGCAGCACTTGGGATAAGAATTGAAATCATATCCTCTTCAATTTTCTTTCGGATCGCGTACAATAGCGCCTCTTGTGCATCTCTCTCAAATGACATTGATTGAAGTTGAGCAAGATCGGTAAACTCAAAAGCGGCACTCGCTCTCTTGTTTACGGTGATCGTTTGTTGAACAACATCCATTCTCTCGGATGAGAATGTTTGTTTATCATCGGTAAGGATTTCGCCATCAGGTGCGATGATTTGGTTTACCTTAACGGTATCCCCTAAATTCATCAATTCTCCCTCATAATCACGATTGAAAACTTCTGCCAGCATGAGGCTATTGCGGAGCTCCTGGTAGATATTGGTACTCCAAACGGTTGGGATCAAATTAGCGAGATCGGCTTTTCCATTTACAAATTCCATGAGATTTACTCCTGGTTAAAAGGTTTAAAAATTGCATCCAATTTCTATTCCCGCCACAGGTCGGTAAATCAAGCATCCTCTGGAATGCTCATTTGGATTTGATTAAGTGCTTTAATTATCGCTTACGAGTTATGCCAAGGGAAGTGTAAAGATCGCCTTCGCGTTTCTTTCTTTCCTCATACGGCAATTTTTTCCACTCCTCAAGAGTTAATTGCGCGGTCTTTGAGGCGGGAGCATCATGGCTTGCCCTTGCTCCTTGGGTGCCAAATAGAGGAGGAAATTTCTCGTATAATATCTTGGCCTCATCCTCGGCACCCACTACGGTTTTGGTTTCATTATCGTAGTGAATCTTACCGAGATCGATTAAACGGATTGCCTCGTTTGAGTATTTAGGATCAATGCCGAGCTTGATTAATTCATTCTTGACCGCACCGGTCTTAATTGATTCGGTAATGAATCTTTGGCTCTCATCGTATTTTGCTTTCCATTGATCGGCCTCTTGCTTTCGTTTCTCGGCAATCTCTACAAATTTCTTTTCCTCAACCAGTTTGTTTTCCTCGTACTCGGAAAGCTTGGCCTTAAAGGTGAGGTTTTCTTGCTCAAGCATCCTCAACTTTTCCATGGCATTCTTTTTCTCTTTGAGGATTTTATCAACAAGAGGATTACCACCGCCCTCAATAGGAGGATCATTTTGATTGGTGTTGTTTACGTTTTCATTTTCCATTTTTGCTACCGTCCTTTTATTTAAAGAGCCTCGAAATTTCTTTTCTTAAGGCCAATTCGTAAGATCGAGTTATGATGTTTACCTCTCCCGATGTTAATGCAAAAAACGGGCGTGGTGGTAATGTAACATTCACCGAGCCGTTATGCCAAGTGCCACCCTTTGCTTGTATCTCTGCAAGCTCGGCATTGGTGAGATTTGTTTTATTCAAAATCGGAGGGCCACCATTTCGGTAAATAGGACGCCTAACCGTATTCGGGATTACTATTTGAGCGGTACCCTGGGGAGTCACGCTTGGGGTAATGGAGTCGAGCATTTGCCCCGAGAGAGTTAGATTGGATCTCGAGGCGGTTGCGTACTGGCCAAGCCTTGGGGGCTTAATCTTATTCCATTCCCCTCGGGTTAAATGAACGAGGTACAGTTGGTTTTGCTTATTCCTTTTTTGGAAAAAGATATGCTCTCCCGCCCTCCACTTTTTGTAATTATCGGAGAGTGGTGCAAGCCTTTGTTCGGATGGTTTCTTGGCCGTTTCAGAATTAACCCCGCCGCCACCTTTCACTCGTTTCCAAATGATATCTCTCATCTCTCTTGAAAGAGGCTCAAGTATTTTCGGTGATCGTGCGATCTCAATAATTTGGTTTAGGTAGTTTTTATTCAATCTCAAAACCCTCCGCAAATAATTCTTGAATGTTTCTCGCTTTACCAGTGGGTGTGATTGCAACCCGTGATGTGTTTGGAGATGCCAATGCCTCGGCAAGAATGCCGATGCTGATATCAAGGCGTGATGAGCTTGCCTTGGTTACCACTCTCCTTACGATCTTGTTTAAATCGCTTTCAGGGAGCCCCAGGAAATCTCTTGCCTTTGGCCCTTTGTTGTCCTCCGAATACCGATCACGGCCATAATTGCCGGTGATATTCCCGTGAGCTTTATCATTGTTTTTTTTGTCGGCCATTACGACGTCGATATAAAAACGGGAGTCGGTCTTTTGCACCATTGAGGAAAGCATCTCTCCCGTAAGGGTAAGATCAACCCGGTCACCCTTGCCGTAAATTTCAAACTTGAGTGAGTTTTCGTAATTACGGGAGTACCCAGGAAAGCCGGTATCGTCCTTATCGACGTTCATTACTTTCGTTCGGTGAATGATTCGGTCAATAACGTCACGGCCTATTTGTCTCCGCACCTCGACGTCACTGATTAAGGGCCTAAGCATTGACCTCTTTACAGGGCCGTCGCTTGAGAATGCCTTATCGAAAGCATCTCTTAAATCGATTCGATACCTAACCTTAGGCGTGGCCATTACTCCTCATCTCCCATGCCTCCCTCATCCTCATCTTCGTCCTCATCCTCATCATCCATTTCAGTTGAGGAGGTCTTTTTCTTTGGTGCAACCACATCGCTCATCATATCCATTTGTACCATTTGCTTGCGTGCTCTTTCCTCGTAAATCTCTTGCTCTAATTCCTCAATCTCCTCAACGGTTAAATCAGGGTTAAGCGCGCTTAACTCTCTCCTAAGAGTAGTAAGGTTGGCGTTCAATTTCTTGGTTGAGATTTCGATTTGCTCTTGTTCGGTAACCGTTACCCGTGGCTCTCTTAGGGTTAATCTTAGTTCAAATACATTTGAAAATTCTCGGTTAACCTCGGGGGCAAGCATCCTCTGCTTACGCCAAACAGGTATGAGGTTTTTTGATAAGAGGGCCCACATTTCAACCTCACCGTTTAAGAAAAACTCTTGTTGGTCTTTCTTGTCCTCAGTTGATTGTGCCTCGTCGAGGGCCTTAGCAATACCCGAGGAGGGATTGCTTACGCTTAGTTGACCTTTAAATCCGGTTGAGGAAAGGTTATTGGTAACCAGGAGCATATCAAGAATTGATTCGATATATCCTAAAGAGGAGACCATATCAAAGTTAGGCTTGACGGTACCAATCTCGGGCTTTTGTCCATCGACTGTAAGAGGGAGAGAGATAACTGAATTAGGGCTTGCGGGAATATCGCCATCGTACCCGAGCACATAAATTATTGACCATGTTTGATATTTGCTTGCAAAGGCAAGATCGGTGAGGAGGAGGGGGATAAGCACGCCCATCCTCAAGAGATCATCGTTTGGTAGTGGGGTAACCGCATAGGATGCCTCACTGATATAAACGAATGGGAGCACACCATAGGGATTTATTCCATCGGGATTTTGGAGTGATTGCATCTTGGCCATATCAACTTCACCCTTGCCGTTAACGATCTTAAATTCATTTGCCGTCCAAAATGCGAATATTTGTTTCGAGGTGTCAGTATCGTCTACGATAATCTTAACGATCAAATCAGGAATTTCAGGAGAAATCATTGAATGTGAAAAGACTTCGTAAGCATGGCGGGGAATATTACGAATACATATCATACCTTTTTCATCAACGTAGGGCTCGATTAGATTGCATTTAAAGAGCTTAAAATATCTATTCGCCTCTTTCATCTTGACGTTGAAACGACCGCCCTCCTCAATGGCGTAAATTAGCTCTTGATCGCTTTCATTCTTATCCATAGGGGATCGCATAGGGGTTTCAAGATAAATGCCCGCAAGCTTGTGAACGATCTTTTTAACCACGTTTAAGGGCACCATTCGATGAATAAGATCATTGATGGTTTCGGGTTTCTTAAACTCGGCATAAATGTTTTTAACGAGAGATGGCTCTAATTGCCCATTATAAATTTCAAATCGAGCGTAGTTTTTTGCTCTCTGATTTCGATACTCTTTTGAGTTGATTAGATCGATTTTTTCTTTAATAAACTCCGTGGTCAATTGTGGTGTTGTCATTTTTTTATTTTCCCCTCTCGTTTAAATGTAGTGCGAAACTCTTGCGGCAATCCTTTTTTCCATCGGGAAAAGCTTGTAGGCGGCGTATCCGAGGGCATCGCTAATATGCCCGAGCATCTTATCTTTCCCTTCGTATAAATCGCCATCTTTCCATACAACTTTTTCTAAATCATTAATTAGCTTGCCGCAACGCTTGTGTATCTTAATCTTATTATTATAGAGCAATCTATTCAAGTTATTAACCCGGTCGTTTACATAAGGGTTTCTTGTAGGCTCAACTATAAAGTTACTCTCCCTTAAAATTTGATGATCGGTTTTCCCGGATGTTTTTCTATTTGCTCCTGTACTATCGGGGATAACATTGCCCTGGTAATTTTTAAGAACAAGATGGTTACACATTTTAAAAGTATCACTATTTTCTAAATAAACCTCGTCAAGTACACATAGGATATCATCGATCACTTGACAAATCACGGCGGTCATTGGGTGCACGTTAAAATCCATTCCAATAAATAAAGTGCCAGGAATCCTTTTTAAATCATCAACAACATGAATATCTCTCTTAAAAGAATAATAGGCGGTGCCATCGCTATCGTCACCAAATAGGCCTTTCTTAAATCGATCCCGGTCTTTATCAGGTAGCTCGTCAAGCATATCTAAGTAATCCTTATCGATATTATCTAAATTATCCTCGGGATTCATTAATATTGATGAGTAAAGCTCGGGGTTATTTAATGGAGAGTTATTCGCGGGATTTATTTTTTTTTGAAACAACCAATAAGACCAGTGCGATTTGCTCGGTGGGTTTTCATCGAAGTAAGCTCGTTTCTTAAGGTTGTTTTTTTCTGCAAGCCTTGTTAGGGCCATTGAAACTTCGGGGTAATTTATTTGAGATGATTCGTTAAAATAGATTGTTGAAAACTCATGACCCAATATTTTTTCAACACGCTCTTGGCTATCCAGGCCGGCAAACCAAATCTCGCTTCCATTTGGTAGGGTTAAATAGTAATCGGACTTAGATGGTTTATAGGGTAAGTTTGGAAAGCATAAGTGCATCACCTTAGGAAATGTATCAAGAAAGATTGAGGTTTTTACATGGTTAAATCTTGAGCGAAAAACAACGTGGCGGGATTTTTCTTTGCAGGCCCTTATGATGATCGAGTAGAGGAGAATAAAAGTTTTTCCCGATCTTGAGCCACCGTAAAGCATATTATATTTATAATCAGAAGAGAGCATAGCGATTGCCTCCTCTTGCTTTGGTGTTTTCTTAAAGGTTAGCATCATTGCTTGCGATAGTTATCTCAATCTTATTATTTGTTGAGTTTATCTCCGTCTTATCTGCCCATCCACAAACGTTCTTAAGGCAGAAAATCATCATAGTAACATTCCCGCCCATTGCCATATCGAGGGCCTTTGTAACTAGACCTAATCGGACGCCTGCCATCTTTTTGTCGCGGTACTCCGAGAACGTAATGCCATGCTCTGCTTTAATCATATTCTCGAGAGTGTCCTCACTACATTTCATCATCTCGGCGGTATCTGATAAAGATGGTTTTTTCTCGAGGTACTTGTTGAGCACATCCCAATCAAAGGGATCGCCTGGTTTTCGTCTTGGGATTTGATTATTGTTTTTCGAGCGTGCCACTGGTCACCCTCCTTTTTGGAAAAGACACTATTATATTATTGTATCAGAAATAGAGACCTATGGAACATTGATTTGCGGCAAGTGAGATTTGATTTAATTTGCATGATACAAAAACCAAATGCGCCTCCTAATCTCCCATTTTTTAATCTCAGGTAATCTTTTGAAATCTAACTTGCTCTCAGTATTATGTAAATGTTTACGATAAAGATTAGTAATGTAGCTTTTGTTAATTGCATTTGATTCGGTTTCTTTGGTGGGTAATTCGGTCGGTTTATCTCTATTGGGGCACTTGCTCGCCATTGCTATCCCCCGTTTCCTCAATGTAAATGTAAGTTAAATTCCCGAGCATCATGTTGCTAACTTTAATCCTCATTCTCGCTTTGAATGAGATTGATGGCTTTGTAGTTTTATATAAAAACAGAGAGCTCCCAGGGCCAACGGGTATGGCAGTTTTCTCAGTTGGCATATCCCCATCCCAGATTTGAATTGGGTGCGACGTTTTATTATGTAGCCTTGCCTTTGGATTGGTAGGTGGCTTTACTCTTTTCATCTTAACTCCTATTTTATTTAAAAAAAAGGGAGGGCCATTTGCTCCCTCCCTTACGATTAACTTTTCTCTGGGAGAAAAAAGTTAATAATTACCAGATTCAATATCAATGAGCCTTGCCTTAATCTCTCTTTCGCTCACTATGTAAGCGTTATCATTTCCTCTAACGGTATAGTTAAAAACATAATTCTCAATGCAATCAGAGGGGCCGTGAATCATTCTCTCATCTTTTGATTTACTAACAAGCTCACCAATCTCGTCAATGACTCCAAAAAATCGCTTGCCCAATCTTTCAAACTCTACAACTTGACCTTTGAGATATTTTGGTTGTTTCATGGCGTCTCCTTAATCGCGCTTGCGTTAATACCGTTAAATATGCGCTCATTCTCTTGGATTATATTCTCGTATGGTGCTATGGCCTCTTTAAGAGTCGAGCCACAAGTACCAACATAAGTTACTCCATTGATCATGTGAGCATATTCCGCAATGCCCTCAATGAATCCTCTTAGATAATGATTCCTTTCTTTTAATTTGTTTTTAAGTTCATCCGACACAATCGCCTTTTCGTTTCCTAACCTTTCATAATTTTCCATGAAATTTTTAAGTAAAGCACTTATCGATTGCCCGTTATTAAACTCAAAACAGCTATCATCACCAAAAACAAAAGTTTCAATCTTGGTGTTAGAATCCTCTGTAAAGGCAATACACGCAATTCTCTTGTACTTTCCATTGAAGTATTTCTTAATTCCAGAGATAAGGTTTAACTCCTCCTCTCTTGATCTTTGATCACTCATGGCCCTAATCCTTTTATTGAATAATCTTATTGTCTTTGTTTTTAATCGCTCTTTCCAATACCTTGAGGTACTCCTTTGAATAAGCATCAACCGCTTTTTTAACAGTTTCCATAAACTCATCGGTAGTCTTTTCAATATCGTCTTTCCCTTTGGTGTGTAGGGTAACCAAGAGAGATATGTTTGCAGCGGCGATGTTTAAAAGCCCAGATTGCACCCTAATTATTTCCTCTTTATCGCCCGATTCAAACGACTTTTTCACCTTGTTAGCTAATTCAAGTTTTATTTTGGTAAGGTAAATTTCAAATTCAAGGGGCTTAATATCTCTGTCTTTCATTCTCTAATC